GTCTTGTTGCTGGTAAATGAGCGCCCAAGTTGAAGCGTCCATACTTTGTCGTTCATTGAAAAGATTGCGCCCGTTCCATCTTGGGTATAAGCCATCTTCGTTCTTATCCGATTCTGCTTGTCCATCAAAGGGTTGATCTGAGGCAGGCCATAGAGTCTCCCACTTCTCAGGGGATTCATCTGCGGCTAGGAGTGCTGGCATAGCCAAGTAGGTCCAAGGAACTAATCCACCAGGGTATCTATCTGGGTTGCGTAGTTCTTTATATAGGTCAACGGAAGCTACGCGAGTTCCAATGATAATAAGTTTACCTGTTGGGTTAAGACGAGATCTAACATCTTGGGTAAGCCATTTGATCTGTCGTTCAAAGTCATTAGCATTTGATAGGGTCACAGCATCGTCAACGATAATCATATCTGCACGTTTACCGTAGATCTGACCACCGATACCAACTGCTTCTATGTTGGGATCCTTTTCGCTGGATTCACGCAACTCATCACCGAAGGTAACACGAGTTGCCTGCCAGGAGGCTGACTTAGATTTGAACCCAACCCCAGCAGCGTAGGCAGTCTGTAGTTCTTCATACATTGGATGTGTTAAACGTTGCTTAATAGCGTAGAGAAAGTCTGCTGCTAAGCGCTGGGTTTGGGAGACTATGAGGATTCTAAAGTTAGGGTTCTTACAAACTTGCCAGGTTACATAATCAACTGTGATGGTGATTGACTTAGCGTGATTTGGAGGGATGTTAATAAGGATACGATTATTAGCTATACCCTTTTCGTACTTCATTGAAGGATGTAACCAAGAGGGTTCTTGTCCTTCTATAACATCTACTAAATTTTGTTGGTGGGGAAAGGTTCTATTGTGTAGAAAGCGTTGCCTGAAATCTGCGAAGGATAGATCGTGAGCATCTCCTGATGCGAACTGCTTGTCTTTAAGACCTAGCCTAGTTCTGTCTATCTTGTCAGCGAAGACTTTATCAGTTCTACGATAGTACTCATAGGTCTTCATAGATTTACCTGCGGAGGCACAAGCCTGCTCAATTGTAAATGCTTCTGCTACGCAATTGAGAATGATTCTCTTTGCGATGTCTGCTGAGTTCTCAGCCATTAATCCTCCTGTGGATGTACCTGTGGATAACTCCACGAGATAACTTTACATAGTGGGGAGGAAAATTGATAGTGGAGCGATCAATCTATTACACCTGCCGCGAAGTGTGTGTGTGCTGTTCGGTTCGCTTCACTAGATCGTTACGCTCCCGAACGAGCTACAGCGAAGTGAGGGGTAAAGCCTCGCTCGCCCTTAGGGGGCATCGCGGAGGCTTCGCCGTAGCGATGTTGGTCGTAAAACTCATCACACCCCGTTTTACTCCCCTACTATATATAAGCCGAGAAAAATAGGTGATTTCCCGTTTTCTTACAATAAATCTTTATAAATGTGGTACACCTCACAACTATAGTATAACAAAACGGACATTACGGACTAGCTGATTACACTTTAGGAAATATATTTATTTGGGGTGTACAGTATATATCAGCCACAAAACTTAAATGGGTGGGTCGGATTTGTCCTATTTTGTCCTTACCCCCACCCCCTGACCGCTCTGCTTAGTATTGGAAAGAATGTGAAGGCTTGCTCCCCGTCAGGCACACTCTCAGCCCTCTCCAGTTTAATAAACCGCTTTTAATCTGCCAGCTTTAATCCTTGCCAGCTATCACCAGCTATCGCCAGCTATTGCCAGCCCTAATACTTAGCTAACCAATATGTCCGATTTATCCTCTAAAATCTCTAGCTGGTAAATCTCTCAGCTAACTCTCAGACACCAGCTATCTCACTATATGGAATAGATTGTAATAGGGTAGATACCCGTAGTATCTTAATCCTATTGGAGCAGATAGCTCTAATTACTAGACTAGATAGGAGTTAATTATGTTAAAAACTTGCGATAATTGTAGTGCTAGTTTTGATATATTTAATGAAGGCAATATAAGTGTTTATTCTGTAGCTCTATGCGGTAAGTGCTGGTCTATTGAAGCAAGGCAACGCGGTATTAAATCTCTAATGAACGGGGGCAACTAATGAACTTAAAAACAGATGAAGAAATAAAAAATACTATTAAGTTTATTAAACTATGCCTTAGAGATGAAGGTTATTCTAAGGAACTTATAGCTTACTTACTAAGCACTTACGATTTAGATAGCTATATCGGTCAAAGCTCTTACAATAAGTTAGAGATAGCTAATGGATTTTTAGGACACGCTAGGAAAGTAGAGGAAGCTACGCATAATTACTAAGGGCTTAGTGGCGGGCTATCGCTCACCCTTACGGGTGGGCGGTGGCACTCTCCTAAACTAGACAAGAGAGTGGGAAAGATAGGGAAATGGAAAGTTACAAGGTAATTCTAAATGGTGGCTCAATTACTTACGCCCCTTCAATTTACGGGTGCGATTATTGCGGTTTTACTGATACCAATAAGGGCTATTTTACTTTAATAAATGGCTCTTTATTCTGCTCCCTTCACACTAACGAAGGGGGCAAGTAATGAGCGCAGTTTTCGCTTATGTTATCAATGACGAAATGGTCTGCCCTAAGTGTGGCAAGGGCAAGGAAGGGGCTAAGCCTTGCTACCGCAGGGATTACTCTGTCGGTTATGAAGTATGGGGCTGTAATTGGTGCTCAGACACACTTAACACCCCATTTTAGAGCTTAGTTAGTGGCTTCTTATCGCTTATCCTGCTAGGGTAGGCGGTGGGAGATTACTAAATCGGTAATCTTTAACTAGACAGATAGGGGCAATAAATGAATACAGTAGAGCGTATGGTGGAGGAGATACGCCTTGAATTATCTCAAGGCGAGGACTTAGACACCATTAAAGATAGGAGCGGGGAGTTCATAGACAGTTGGCTACCCATTTACAATAACCAAATAATTCAAGAGTGGACACTTATGCCTAATGATTACACCGATAGAGGGAGCGCGGAGTTAGGCGTTGGCGGAGAGATCAATATAATCAACTTAATGAGCTTAGACTTATACCTTTACTACTCCGACCTATTCGCTGAAGCGGTAGCGGAAGTAGAGGAAGCATTAGAGGGGGCGGAGTAATGCGTTCAACTAACTATTACAGAGTGCGGGCGATAGTGAGGGCGGTATTTTGGCTCTCACTACTGGCAGGGCTTTACTTAATAAGCTCCCGCCTATGGTGGACAGGAGAGGGCTGGTGCTGGGGCGTGGAGTGTGCGCTATGAGAGAGAAGTGCGGGAACTGTGGAGAGTGTCGCAACTCTTCCAACCTATTTAGCACCGCTTACGGGGTGTTATGCGGTGAGTGTATAAACAAGATAGAGAGAGAGGTTAATTACTAATGAAAGAGTTAGAGCAATTCTTAAACACCGAAGCGGAGTGGGTGCTGGAGAGGTTATCTACTGGCACAGAGAGCACAGACCGCAACTACTATCAGGGCAGACTAGACCAATTAGCACAGGTCAGGAGATATCTAGGTCACCCTCAGATTATAAGAGAGAGGGCGAGTAAGTGAAAGTAAATAATTTACTAAGCGATAACACCTATAAAGAGGCGTTGGAAGGGTGGGGAGAGCCTAGCGAGAGAGTAAGGCTAGGTCAGAAAATACGCATTAACCGAGAGGGCTTACCAACTAAAACTGGATATGCCTATAAAGAGGAGGGGGCTTGGCTTGGTATTAGATACACTTGGCGCAGTATGCGTTGGTGGAGCTTACTTAATTACAATAACCCTCTAATAAAGTTAGAGGCACAGGAGTTAGACGGAAAGGGTAATGCTTACTGGATAACACTATGGGAGAGAGGTAAGTAAATGAGCGTGAGAGAGAGGGAGCAGACCGCACTCTGTAAGGGGTGCGGGTGGAGCTTTGGCTTAGTTAATCTATACGCTGGGCATAAGTCGGGCGAGTGGCTTTGTGTTGAGTGTTTAGATATACAGAGTAAGGGGGTGAGAGAGTGAGAGTTCATCACTATATTATCAAGTTTACTGAAGAAGAAGGCTGGCAGATAGACCCTGATTTAGAGAGCGATAACTTCCCTAATGGCACAATATATGACAGCGCAACGGGCTGGGAGTTCGGCTATCAAGGAGAGGGAGTTTACGCTAAAGATGAGGAGCGTTTATCTGAGGAGCTAACTTTATTACTTGAACATCATAATAAGATGAGTGCTAGATTACTTAATACAATAATTTAGTGGCGAAATATCCATAACCTACTTGTCTAGGGTAGGTTGTGGGTGTTATTCTACTAACAGTAGGAGAGGGCGATAGCAGATAGCTATTGCTTAGATAGATAGGAGAGAGTAATGACTAAGTATGTTGCCAATGAAAATGGCGATTGGTGGGAAGTGGTAGAGGGGGAGAGCCTTTACTTAATAGATACCGCTAATCCTGATATAACTAGAGCTATGGAAGAAGAAGATACTAATCCTTATCAAGATAAGTTTGAGTATTTTATT